GTAGAGTGGAGGGGTTTGATATGCAAAATCCCCAAAGAGTAAAATTTGTTTATTCACCATATACTAATCCATACGGAAGTACACAAGCTTCAAATAAAAAAGAATACGAAAATTACGAAGTAGCTCATTTCCGTTTATATTCAGACGCAAACTTCTTACCTTATGGTAAATCAATGTTAGAAGGAGCAAGGAGAGTTTGGAAACAATTAACTCTTATGGAAGATGCGATGTTAATCCACCGTATTATGAGAGCACCTGAAAAAAGAATCTTTAAAATTGATGTAGGTAATATTCCACCAAATGAGGTAGATAATTACATGCAAAAAATTATAAATGCAAGTAAAAAGACCCCATTTGTTGATGCAGCAACTGGCGATTATAATCTAAAATACAATATGCAAAACCTTATTGAAGATTATTATATGCCTGTAAGAGGTAATGATAATGGTACTTCAATTGATACCCTAAAAGGTTTAGAATATAATATGGTGGATGACCTTAACTATTTAAAAAATAAGTTAATGGCTGCATTACATATTCCAAAAGCATATTTAGGATATGAAGAAGATATTAGTGGTAAATCAACTCTTGCATCACAAGATGTTCGTTTTGCTAAAACAATAGAAAGAATTCAAAAAGTATTGGTGTCAGAATTAACTAAAATTGCAATTGTACATTTATACGCACAAGGGTTAGATAATGCAGATGATTTAGATTTTTCATTAGAATTAACAATTCCATCTAAAATTTATGAGCAAGAAAAGGTTGAATTATATACTTCAAAGGTAGCATTAATTCAACAAATGCAACAAACTAAAATGTTTTCTAAAAAATGGATGTATGATACAATAATGGATATGACTCCTGAAGAGCAGGATGAATTAACATTGAATGTATTGGATGATACAAAACAAACATTCCGTTTAACATCAATTGAGACACAAGGTGTTGACCCTGCTAAGCCAACTGGCGTAGAAGGAGAACCAACAAATGTTGAAGAAGAGTTAGATAGATTAAATAACGAATTAGAAACTGAAGGAAATGTTGGTAGACCTAAAGACCCGGTTAGATATGGTAAAGATGACCATCCATTAGGAAGAGACCCCTTTGGCCAAAAAGCTAATAAACAAAAAGAAGGTTCTGTTAAATATAAACCAAGAGAGAATTATAGAGAAATCTTTAAGGATATGATGGGAAATAAAAAGACTATTTTGACAGAAGATTCTAAATAAATTAATTAAAGTAATATAAAAATATATTTATATCAGAAAATCATAGCAATTAATGAAAACCATTAAACACTCAAAGTTTAAAAATACAGGATTTATTTTTGAATTATTGGTTAGACAAGTGACCTCAGAAATCATGTCTGGCAAAATAAATTCTATCGCAGAAAAAATATTAAAAGAGCATTTTAATTCTAAAAAGGAACTATCTAAAGAATTGAAATTATATCAATATCTTATAAATGAAAAATATAACTCAGAAAGCAAAGCTGAAAAATTCATTGACACTATTTGCGAAGCTCGTAAAAGATTAGACGAGAAAAAGCTTACAAAAGAAAAATATACTCTTATTAAAGAAATTAAGGAAACATATGATTTAGATGGGTTCATAAAATCTCCTATTTCAAATTATAAAACATTAGCATCTATATATAAGATATTCGAAGTAACTACATCGGAAGAGCAATATGACCCAACTGATATAGTTTCATCTCGTTTTACTATTGCTGAAAATATTATAAACTCTTCGATTCAAAACAAAGATGTTAAAATCAAAGATGCTATAATGGAGCAATATAAAAAGCAAGATGATGATTTAAGAGCAATATCATACAAGCTTTTAATTGAAAATTTTAATAAAAAATACAAAAATTTATCTTCTGAACAAAAGGGATTATTGAAAGAATATATCAATAATATGAATAATACTGGCAAATTAAAAGAATATGTATCAATAGAAGTTCATACAATTGTTGAAGGATTAAAAGAAGTTGGTTCTAAAATTTCAGATAAAGTTACAAAAATTAAATTAGCAGAAACAATTTCAAATTTAAAGAAAGTAAAATCTGCTAAATCTATTAAGGAATCACATTTATCAGCTATGATGATGTCATACGAACTTTTAAAAGAATTGAAAGATGCCAGCAGTAAGTAAAGCACAACAAAAATTTATGGGAATGGTTCATGCTACTCAAAAGGGTGATATGGAATCTCCATCTTCAGAAGTTTCAAAAGCAGCGGATTCAATATCTGATAAAGATGCTAAAGATTTTGCATCAACATCTCATAAAGGATTACCAGACCACATTAAGGAATTCATAATAAAAGAACTTAGAGGTGTTAAGACTATTACTAAAGAATATGGTGAAGTTGTAGACCAAATTCAAAAACATTTGGATTTATATAAACAAACAAAAGGAACTCCTGCTGAAAAGCAACATATACAACATCTTAAACAACTTAACGATAAGAAAAAATCATTAGCAAACGAATTAGACCAAAAAGTTAGTGGGTTATATAAAGATGCTGAATTGAAAGTGGATGAAATGAGTACTACTGCAAGTGTACAAGGATATGATTCTCCTAATGCATTTACTAAAAGAGGTGATGAAAAAAGAAACGCTAAAAGACAAGCTGATTTGACTGGATATAGTGTAGTTAAAGAAAATCGTTGGTTAGAATTAAAAAAAGAAGATTCATCAGCTACATCTAAGATAGGTAAAGGTATTTCTAATATCAATAAACAATTAGCAGAAATGGAAAGATTTCTTAATTGGTATGGTAAATTGAAAGCTGAGAATGGTGTAACTAATGGACATTTTTGGAAAAGAACAAATAGTAATATTTATAAGATAAAGGAGAGACTCATTAAATTAGAACAACAAGTTCGCAAAATATCAGAATAAATGAAAAAATCAGAATTATTAGAACTTATTAAAAGTGTCATAAAAGAGGAAAGTGACTACCAACAATTATTTAAACATATGTTAGATAAGACTGGTAAGGATATCAACTCTATGAGCGATGATGATAAGAAAAAATTCTTTAATGGCGTAGATACTGCTTATAAAGCAAAATCGGAAGGTAGATTAAGGGGATATAATGAGGCAGAACTAACGGCAGGCCAAAAGAAAATTGATACCGATGGCGATGGAGAGATTGAAGGTTCAGATTTAGCAGCATTAAGAGCTAAAAATGAAGGGCTGAAAAAAAAAAAGTAAATGAAAATCTTCTAATTGGTATAGCAGCTACTATTAGTTCTATAATAATTAGTAAGATTATTTTTTACTATATGGTAGATTTGGCACAAAAAGGAATGAAATATTTTCAAGGTAACCAAAACTATAAAAAAGAGGTGAAACAAATTTTAGATTCTATATCAAACGATAAGAAAACAGTATCTGATATAGCTAAGATGGTTGACCCAAAAAAAGGAATTGATAATACAACTGTAGATAAGATTGTAAATTTACCATATGTAAATACTCAAATAATAAAAATGAGTGGTAGTACAAATGGAGAATTGAGTGAAACGGAATTAGAAAATGAATTAAAGACTATTATATTAAAGTCTTGGAATGATTCATCAATAATGGATAACGCTGTTGAAAAAGTAAAAAAAGATATAAAGTAAGATGAATAAAGGATTATTAATAGAAACCCATTTATTTGAAGCAAAACTTCAGAAAGAAGAAAATGGAACTTATTTAGTTAAGGGAATCCTACAAAGAGCAGGAGCCGCTAATCAAAATGGTAGAAGATATCCTAAAGAAATCTTAATGAGAGAAACTAAAAAATATGAACAACTTATTAAAGAAAGAAGAGCGTTAGGTGAATTAGACCATCCAGATTCTCCGGTTATTAACTTAAAGAATGTATCACATAATATTAGAGAAATTTATTGGGAAGGTGATGATGTATGTGGTGTAGTAGAAATTCTTTCAACTCCATCTGGCAATATCCTTAGAGAATTATTAAAGAACAATATTCGTTTAGGTATTTCATCTAGAGGATTGGGTTCAGTAAAAGAATTGAATGATGGAACTGTAATGGTTCAGGAAGATTTTGAATTGGTAGGTTGGGATTTTGTTTCAAACCCATCTACACATGGAGCATTTATGGCACCTATGAACGAATCAAAGCATTGGAAGCAAGTAGCTGATGAGTGTGGTAAGTGGTGCAAATCACAAGATTTAATGAGAGAAATCATAATAGAATTAAATTAATAATATGAAATTAGTAGATTTA